CAACAGAACAGACGGTTAGGGCTACGGCAGACTCGGCTTTGGCTACTAGCATCGAGGAATTGTCTGTTGTTGTGGATGACAACATTGCTGCCATCCAGACAGAAGCAACGGCAAGGGCTGATGCGGATTCTGCTTTGTCCTCCAGCATCACAACGCTTCAAACCAGTCAAGATTGATAACAACGGCTATGTGACTGGTTACGGGTTAATCAGTACAGCGAATAACGGAGTGCCGACTTCAGACTTTGCGGTGGTGGCTGATAGATTCTCGATTAGCCCGACTGGTTCAGCATTCAACGCTAATCCTGCATCGCCATTCTTTGTGTTGACCAGCACTACTACTGTCAACGGCATATCGCTCCCGGCGGGGACATACATTAAACAAGCGTTTATTCATAACGCAGCAATTACGACTGCCAAGATTCAAGATGCGGCGATTACGACAGCCAAAATTGCAGACGCTACAATCGGTTCGGCACAGATAGCCAACACGATTCAGTCAACGAATTACTCAGCCACGACAGGATGGCAGATTAACAAGTCTGGC